CCGGACGCCGGTTCCCCGACGATACTGTCCTGAAATGCCCAATAAAGGGCTATTCCCAGTTTATGTCATGGTGACTGCCGAGAATTTCACTCGCGCGTTATAAATTAATTTGTGACCGTGCTGTCCAACTCAGTAATAATAATATCAGTTGTGGCAGCACCAACAATGGTGTTGGCGTTGAAGTTCAATTGACAGGCGATATCACTAGAGTCACCAGTACATTTCCAAGTAGCAGTATAGACGGAGACAAGAGCTCCACCAATACTTCTGTTCTCGGTAGTGTCACTATTAAACACATTGACTGGCCCAATGCCGAAAGCGACATTGGAAGTCAAAGTGCTAGAAGAAGTGGCAGCGGATATAGCGACAGTAATCTGATAGATTTGCTGAGGCTTACCGGTCCAATTCAAGGCTCCAGCAACCACGGACGCTCCCGGAAGGGGTCCAATCACTTTCGACTGAACTCCCAAAGGAAGAGCAGAGGTCGAACTGATACTGAAAATATGCGCACTGGCGATTTGACCGCCTAAACCAATAGTAATTGGTAGCCTTGGTTTGAGCAACCTAACTTTGTAGGTAACCCATAACTCTCCCAGAGTAGCTGCTGCTTGCTGTCCTTGGACAGCAATATAGAAGTTACCGAAATCAGTCCAACGAAGATCCGTGCCTGTAAGGGCGCCGTTTCTAATGTACAACTCATTTTGAGTAGGGCTTTGAGCGCGTTTGCACTCCACAGCGTGGAAAATGTCCTGTGAGGGTTTTCCCGACACTGCAAAGAAATAATCCTCCATAGCCTGCTTAGAAGTAAAGTCAGGCTTAGTAGGGTCATATTCGGTCGCCATAATAACGGCTCCCAAATTGGTAGTGGTGCTTCCGACCGAATTTCCAGAAGTGGACTTGAAATGGAAAACCATTCCTAAGACCTGGTACTCCTCGTAAGCCGAAGCTAACTGAGAGAGCCATGGAAAAGCGACAGACTGACCAGGATTGATTGGAAGTTTAGTCAACTGAAAAGTTGCCCCAGTGGTCTTCACATCAAAGAGAAACTCTCTCTTAGTGATGACAGCACTAGTACTTCCATTAAAAGATGGGTTAGAGCAAGCATTTTGATTAATCATATCAAAATTGCTTAAATAATCTCCAGACCCGGCGAACATTTGCTTAGCCATGTTCATACCGGGGGTAATGGAGGTAGGAGTCCCTCCTGAGAGGAAACCAGCTCCACCATTAGCAAAGGCTCTCAAGAGTTTATTATTAATCTTGGAAGTGCCAAGAGCTTGTTGTACAAGTCTCTGTTCCTTAGCATGTTGATTAGACTGTTTTGCCGTAGGCATCGCGATCTTAACAACAGGTTTGGATTTAGCACCACGTCTTTGAACTTGTTTATTACTCATCTTTTCAGGGTAAGATCCGATGATCCCTGCTCGACTGCCATATTGGTACTCGACGCATCGTGGTACTGGGGGCTCTGGCCACCCATTGAAGAATCCAGCTCTCTCAAGGAGAGAGTTATAATAATTCACTTGAGGATGATCCCCGAGGTCATTAACGAATACTTCATGATCGAGCATACGCTGCTCGATTGGCGCTCTTGCTTTATGCAATAAGTTGAATACTAGTTTAGGTGCGTTTAACGAGTATCTGGAACCATTTGTAAATAGCTGAGAACAAAATTCAAAATCATTACCGTGGTCTTGAAGCTTTAGCACTTTTCCGAATGACTCCTTGTAAAAGGCTACCATATCGCGCAAAAGTGTACCAACCGTATCATCG